CTTCACGATGACGTTGCAACTGACGAACAAGCTGGAATAGATTTTTTAACTGATCTTCATGGTCATTCTAATTGGAAACAAACTTATAAAGATGGAACAAGAAAAAATTATGCTGGAAAAGGTTATACATATGATGCAGACAAAGATGCTTTTATACCAAATAAACCATATGATTCATGGACATTAAATAATGATACTTGTCGTTGGGAATCACCTGTTGCTTATCCATCTGATGCAAGTCAAGAAAGACAATATCATTGGAATGAAGATTCAACTAGCTGGGTTTTAGTAGAAAGATAATTATGTTACAAAAAATAAAATTTGCACCTGGATTTAATAAACAAGTCACATCAACGGGCGGCGAGAGCCAATGGGTTAGTGGAGATAATGTTAGATTTAGATATGGCTCACCTGAAAAAATAGGGGGTTGGGCACAATTAGGATCAGTTGATATTACAGGAAGAAATACAGCTATTCATCATTTTGTCAATACATCAGGAATTAAATATGCAGTGCTTGGTACGAATAGAATTTTATATGCATATTCTGGTGGTATTTTTTATGACATACATCCAATTAAAGCTACAACAACTTTAACTAGTGCTTTTTCTACAACTAATGGATCTTCAGTAGTAACATTAACATTTTCATCAGCTCACAATATAAATAAATTTGATATTATATTACTAGATAACTTTACTTCTATTACAAATTCTAATTTTGGTTCATCAAATTTTGATGATAATAAATTTATGGTAACAACTATACCTTCAACTACAACTCTTACAATTGATGTTGGATCGAATGAATCAGGATCAGGAGCATCTACTTCTGGAGGTATTCGTGTTAAACATTATTATCCAGTTGGACCCGCAGTAGAGGTAGCTTCTACAGGTTGGGGACTTGGTTCATGGGGTGGTTTTGCTTTAGGTGAATTTACTTCGACTTTATCTTCAGGAATTAATAATAGTGTAACTTCTTTAACAATGGCAAGTTCAACTTCATTTCCATCATCAGGAACAGTTTTAATTAATAATGAGTTGATTACTTATACAGGTAATAGTAGTGGAACATTATCTGGTTTAACAAGAGGAGCAAACGGAACTACTGCTGCAGCGCATTCATCGGGCGATACGGTAACTGATGCATCAAACTTTTTTGCATGGAACGCCGCAGCATCTGGAGACGTTGTAACAGCGCCTGGTTTATGGTCATTAGATAATTTTGGTAATAAACTTGTTGCAACTATAACAGGTGGAGAAAGTTTTGAATGGGATTCAAATCCAACTGCAGCTAATGAAACAAGAGCAACAATTATATCAGGTGCACCTACTGCATCAGAATTTAGTTTAGTATCAACACCTGATAGACACGTGGTATTTTTTGGAACAGAAACAACTATTGGTACAAAAGCAACACAAGATCCAATGTTTATAAGATTCTCGTCTCAAGAAGATATTAATACGTACACGCCAACATCAACAAACACTGCAGGTACACAAAGACTTTCAGATGGTTCTAAAATTGTTGGAGCAATCAGAGGTCGTGATGCAATTTATATTTGGACAGATACTGCATTATTTATTATGAGATTTGTAGGTCCACCATTTACATTCTCGTTTCAACAAGTTGGTACTAACTGTGGATTGATTGGTAAGAATGCAGCTGTTGAAGTTGATGGTGCTGCGTATTGGATGTCAGAAAATGGTTTTTTTAGATATACAGGTAAACTAGAATCATTACCATGTTTAGTAGAAGATCATGTATTTGATGATATTAATACAATTCCTAAACAACATATTAATGCAGGATTAAATAATTTGTTCGGCGAAGTAATGTGGTTTTATCCTAACTCTGGATCAGGCACAGTTAACAGAGTTGTAACTTACAATTATCTAGATTCAAGTAGCGAGAGACCGGTATGGACTGTTGGCACATTAGCTAGAACCGCGTGGCAAGATTCTGCTGTATTTGGTAAACCACATGCAACAGAATATGATGATGATGGTACAACAGCTACAACAGATACTAATTATGTTTATGGTAACACTGATGGAACTTCAACATATTATGAACATGAAACAGGATTAAATCAAATTAAAGATGGAGCAACAAGTGCTATTACTGCATCAATTGAATCTGGAGATTTTGATATAGGCCAACAAGGACTTGCTGGTGATGGTGAGTTTATGATGAAAATAAGAAGAGTGATACCTGACTTTTTATCACAAACAGGAGATGCAAGAATAACATTAAACTTAAGAGATTTTCCAAATGACACATCTGCTAGTTCAACGCTTGGTCCTTTTACAGTGACATCAGGTACACAAAAAATTGACACACGAGCAAGAGCTAGATCTATTTCTTTAAAAGTAGATAACACAAGCACTAGTCAGTTTTGGAAACTTGGTACATTTAGATTAGACTATCAACCGGACGGGAGAAGATAATGGCTAGAATAGTACAATCATTAACACAACCTAATAAAGAATACGATCAACAAGTGCAACAATCATTTGTTAGAGATGTAGATAGTATTGTACAAAAATTAAATACAACTTTTCAACAAGACTTAAAAGACGAAGCAGAAGCGGAGGCATATTTCTTTGGCTAATTCATTCGTAAATAAAAAAGTAGACTTAACTACAACAAGTGTTACAATACTATATACTGTACCTGATGCAGCAACTGCTATTGTAAAATCAATATTAGTATCAGAAGATTCAGGAAATGCTGATACTATAACGGTTACTATTACTGATACATCAGATGCTGTATTTAGTCTTTTTAAGACTAAAGCAATATCTGCAAATGCAACAACAGAATTACTTACAGCTCCTTTAGTATTACAACAAAATGAGGTACTAAAAGTGACTGCGGCAACAGCCAATAGGCTACATGTAGTTCTCTCAGCTTTAGAATCTAAGCCGAGAGAAGTTATAACATAGTCTTGATTTATCTGTGGAAAACAGATAATAATGTAAACTCAGGTAGAATCCCTGCTTTAAACTAACGGAAAAATTTATGATAACAAGAGCTCAAATAAGAAGACAACTACGTGCATCAGGTGGGATAACAAACGTTGTTCCAAGAGAAGGATATTTTTTAGGTAAGATAGTTAAAGGTATAGGTAAAGGTATAGGTAAAGTTGTTGACGTTGCAAAACAAGTTGTTAAAAGTCCAGTAGGTAGAGCTGCACTAATAGGTGGATTAGCTACGTTACCTTTTGGTGGACCGGCCGCTGCGTTTCGTAATATAGGCGGAGGGTTAAGTGGATTAAAAGCTGGACTTCTTGGAACAGCTGCAGTAGGTGGACCTCCTAATTTAGCTAGAGCAGCAACAAAAGGTTTATTGGGCTCTGGTGGAAAAATGAGTTTATTAACAAAACTTACAGGTGGAGCTGGATTACTTACTTATTTTATGTCTAAAGGTGCATCAGAAGAAGAAGCAAAAGAATTAGCACAAGATGTTTATAGAGGTGAAGGTATTGGCTTTGATCAAATAAGAGCTGATCTAAATAAATATAAAAGTGGTGAATTAAGTCAATCACAAATGTTTGATAAGAATTATAGATTCTTAACACCTAGAAACTTTGTTGGAGCAGCGGGTGGCAGAGTTAGTTTAAAATCAGGTGGAGATCCTTTATCAGAAGATCCAACTAAACCTATAAATCCTTTTGGTCCTAAACCAACAGGACCTGTGTTACCTAATAAAATGGCAGAAATACCTAAAGGTCTTTCAATGGAAGATGCTGTAAGAAGTTTTGATTTAGCTAAACCTGAGTTAAGTAAAAAATTAAAAGGAACAAAAAAATATTTACCCGCAGTGATAAAATTTTTTAAGAATAGAAAGTTATCTGCAATGGGTGGTATAATGGATATGCCAACAGGTAATATGAGAAGAAACACAGCTGGTGTTATGGAAAGAGACTACAGAGATGAAGGGGGTTTTGTTCCCGTTGGTGTAAAAGAAAAAGCAGATGACGTTCCAGCAATGTTATCTAAAAATGAATTCGTAATGACCGCTGATGCAGTAAGAGGTGCAGGAGACGGTAATATAAAAAAAGGAGCACAACGAATGTATGATTTAATGAAACGAAATGAAGGTAAGGTAGCATAATGGCTGAAACAATAACAAGAACATTACCCGCACAATTTATAGAAGATCTAGGTAGAGATTACGGAACGCAACTAGCAGCGTTAACCTCATTACCAGTTAAGACAACTGAATTTGCACCACAAGTTGCAGCGCAAGATGCATTACAAACAGCAGCTTATCAACAAGCAACAGATGCAGCAACAGGTCTTGGATCTTTTCAACCGTTCTTAACAAAAGCTTCAACTGCAGCAGATGCTGCAACGGCATTAACAGGTACAGGAGCAGGAGCTGCCGATGTAGCAGGGTCAATACAATCTTATATGTCACCTTATCAATCAGATGTTATTGATACAGCGTTAACTGAATTTGATAGACAAGCACAAGCTCAAAAAGCAACACAAGCAGCGCAAGCATTAGGTATACCTGGTGCATTCGGTGGTGGTAGAGAAGGCGTGTTACAAGCACAGTATCAATCAGATAGCGACAGAAATAGAGCAGCACTACAAGCTAATTTATTACAACAAGGTTTTCAACAGGCACAAGCTGCTAGACAAAGAGATTTACAAAGTCAATTAGGTATTTCGCAACAACAAGCAACACTTGGTGGTGGTATGCAGAATCTAGCACAACAACAAATATCTGGTTTAGGAAGATTGGGTGGCGTGCAGCAAGCGCAAGCACAAGCAGTATTAGATGCACAAAGACAAGCAGCACAAACACAAGCATATGAACCTTATCAAAGATTAGGTACATATGGTTCAGGTGTTGCATCATTAATTTCAGGATACCCTGGATCAACACAAATAGCACAGACACCACAAGCTAGTCCATTACAAACAGCTCTTGGAGTTGGTACAGGACTTGCTGGTCTTTACGGTGGACTAACAGGGAAAAATCCTTTTGCTGCAGTTGGTAGTGCAGTAGGAAGTATATTTAACAGATAATGGCTAGAACTTTAACAAGACCGATGTTTAGAAAAGGTGGCATGGCCCGAAGAGAAGAATATATGGGTGGTGGTATAACAACACCTAGAATAAAACGTATGGGTGGTGGTATGACTGGTATTATGTCAGGTATTATACCTGATGCAGGGTTAACGCCTAGGACTGGTTATCGAACAGGTTCAGCATATGGTAGTTCTTTTGCACCTAAAACAGAAGAAGAACTTTTACAAGAAAAAATAGAGGCATACACTCCAAAAAATTATAAAAAAATTGCAGATATTATAGAAAGTGACATAGATTTTTCTACAGGACTACCAAAATCAATACCTTTTCCTGAATCGACAGGACTTTCTTTTCCAAAAGATATAGAAGCTATGGGGGCAGATACAGAAATTGTTTTACCAAAAAGTAAAAAAGAATCTAAAGAAACACTTACACAAAAATTAGATGATACACCTTCTGATAAAGAAACAGTTAAAGATTATATTGATA